GAGGAGGCCGACCGCCAGGTGCGCGAACGAATGAATCTCGGCTCGACGCAGCGGCAGAGCCGGGATCGCAAGGGCGGCAAGCAGCCCGACCTGTCGAACCTGCCCAAGACGCTGGCCAACCTGCCGGCTGCCGAGCTCTCGGAGACTGGGGCCGACGAATTCGCCTACTTGGAGAAGCTTGCCGACAAGGATCCGATGGCCTACGAGGCGGCGCTGCGCAAGCTGACACCCGAGCAGGAAGCGCGCTATCTGGGGGTGGCCTGACCGTGAGCATGAAAGTCGACCTCCGCGTGGGCGAGGCGCTGCGCCTCGATGGCGGCCGCATTGTCGTCACGCTGCTGGAGAAGTCGGGCCAGCGGGCGCGCATCAGCGTGGAGGCCGACGATTCGGTGAAGATCCAGTTGCCACGGAGCGCGCAAGTCTGCGGGCTCGACGACGCTCGCGGGGCTGAAATGCTGGCTGGCACGATATAACCAGCCTGCAGGCCTGCAGCGTCAGGCCTCGTAGAAACGGGTGCGCAAGAGTGCGCCTTGGATTGAGGTATTTCCAAGGAGATTCTGATGCCTCGTACTGTCGTGGGTGCTGGCGACCCGAAAGCCGTCAAGAAGTACTCCGCCTTCCTGGCGGTCGACACCAGCCGCAAGAGCTATTTCAACAAGAAGTTCATGGGCGTGGGCGAGGAAGCCCAGACGCCCCTGCAGACCCTGCCGCACCTCGAGAACGACGCCGGCGACCAGATCAGCTACGACCTGGTGATGCAGCTCAAGATGAAGCCGGTCCAGGGCGACAACATCCTGCGCGGCAAGGAAGAGAATCTGAAGTTCTACACGGACTCCCTCTACATCGACCAACTGCGCGGCGGCGTGAACACGGGCGGAAAGATGACCCGCAAGCGCACCATTCACGATCTGCGCAAGATCGCCCGGGTGCGCCAGTCGGACTGGTGGGCGCGCCTCTTCGACGAGACCCTGTTCATCTACCTGTCGGGCGCACGCGGGATCAATCCGGACTACATCGAAGACACCGACTTCGCCGGCTACGCGGGCAACCCGCTGACCGCTCCGGACGCGCAGCACCTGATGTACGGCGGTGACGCGAACAGCAAGGGCTCTCTCGATGCCGGCGACAAGATGTCGCTCAAGCTCATCGACCGCGCCGTGGCGCGCGCCGAGGTCATGGGCGGTGGCACGACCGGCATTCCCGCGATCCAGCCCGTGATGATCGACGGTGAAGAGCACTTCGTGCTCGTCATGCACCCCTGGTGCGAGTTCGACCTGCGTACCGACACCGGTACCGGCGGCTGGCTCGACATCCAGAAGGCGATCGCCACTAGCGATGGGCGCAACAGCCCGATCATGAAGGGCGGCCTGGGCATGCACAACAACGTGATCCTGCACAAGCACAAGGGGGTGATCCGCTTCTCGGACTACGGCGTGGGCACCGTAGCTGCCGCTCGGAACCTGTTCATGGGCCGCCAAGCCGGTGTGGTGGCCTTCGGTTCGCCCGGGACTGGACTGCGCTTCGACTGGAACGAGGAAGTCGAAGACCGCGGCAACCAAGTCGTCATCACCACGGCCAGCATTTTCGGCGTGAAGAAGTCGCGCTTCACGATCGAGGGCAACAGCTACGACTTCGGCGCGATCGCGCTCGACGTCGCGTGCGCGGATCCCAGCTAACCCGGCCCAGACCTGAAGGAGAAACGAGATGGCCCTGAAGCAATCCGCTCACGCCCGTGGCGTGATCCCCACCCCGGTGGCGACTGCCTGCGAAGTGGTCGCCTGCCGCGCGTCTTTCACCCTGACCGGCGACCTGGCCGTCGGCGACATCGTTGAAATGATGAACCTGCCGGCTGGCCACGTGCCGGTCGACGTCCTCTTCGACGGCGATGCGATGGGCGCGGGCACGGTCTCCGTCGGTTTGCTGAACGCCGACAAGAGCGATCTGGATACCGCGGCCTCAGGCGGTGCCGCATGGCTCACCGGCGGTGCAGTGACCACCGCGGCCGGTCTGCGTGCCGATTCGGCGGGTCTGCGCGCCATGTCGCGCTGCGCCCCGAGCCAGTCGGCGAACCGTCCGATCGGCATCAAGATCGCGACCGACACCACCGCGACCAGCGGCACCATCGGTCTGACCCTGCTGTACCGCTCGGCGTAATGCCGTGAGAAGCCCGCCCCTGCGCTGATGCCGGGGGCGGGCTTTGTTCGTGCGAGGACACCATGAAAATCCGCTGCATCATCCGCCGGAAAGCGGGCTCCAGCCAGACGATCGAAGGCGTGACGTACCGCTGGAACGACCAGAACGATCACGTCTGCGAGGTCGCCAACGACGCGCACGCCGAGAAGCTCCTCGCGCATCCCGAGAGCTGGGTGGCCGAGGGGGCCGTCGAGACAGGCGAGGAGGGCGCGCAGACCGCCGAGAAGCCGACTCGTGGCCGTCGTCGCAAGCAGGAAGCCGAGGCGAGCGAGGAGGGCGCGCAGTAATGCAGCTCGACGAGCTCATTCGGCGCGGCCGGCTCGTGACGCATGACTCTGTCGTGCCGTACTTCGCCGCCGACGACGACTGGCGCGACTGGCTCAACGAGGCGCAGGACGAGGCCGCGATCCGCGGACGCTTGATCGAAGACGAGGCCATCGAGGTCGATGTCGTCGCGGGTGAGCCGCTGGCCGAGTATCCGGCCTACATCTGGGCTGTGCAGCGGGTGTTCTTCGCTGGCCGCCGACTGCAGCTCGTCGATCGCGAGATGTTGGACGCCGCGGAGGGCGAGCAGTGGGAGTCAGCGACCGGGCAGCCGATCGCCTGCTACGAGGTCTCCGGGAAGCTGCGCTTCTATCCGATCCCGGACTCGAGCGGCACTGCGCGCGTTGCGGGCTTCTGTGTGCCACGCCATCCGATGGCGGCAGGCTCCGACGAGCCCGGACTGCCGGTGCGCGCGCACTTAAAGCTCCTGAACTTCGCGCTCTCCCAGTACTACGGCCGGCAGGACGCCGATGCGTTCGACCCGGACAAGGCCGCGCAGTATGCCGCCGCGTTCGAGGCCGACTTCGGCCCGCCAGTCGACGAGAAAGCCATGCGCAGGAAGCGCATCAACGTGCGGCGCTTCGTCGCAGGAGCGTGGTTCTGATGCCTGAATCTGACATCAACGTCGTCATCACCCGCCTGGGAATCCTCTCGGATGACGTCGGCGAGCTGAAAGAGACGCTGCGCCAGATCGCCACCGCGGTGACTCGGCTCGCACTCGTGGAAGAGCGCCAGTCGCAAACCAATGAGGCGCTGGGCCGCGCCTTCAAGCAGATCGACAAGATCGACGGCAAGCTGACCTCCATAGAGCAGCGCGTTGCCGCGATCGAAAAGGAGATGCCGGGCCAGCGGCAAACCTCCTCGTGGGTCGTTGCATTCGTGCTTGCGAGCGCTGCGACGGCGTTCATGTTCATTGCGCACAAGGCAGGGCTTAAGTGATGACCAAGCAGCTTCCCCGCGGTATCCGCAACCACAACCCGGGCAACGTCGAGCGCGGCAAGGACCGCTGGCTGGGCATGAGCGCTGACCAGTCGGCCGACACGCGATTCCTCGTCTTCGATACCCCCGAGGCTGGCATCCGTGCGCTGATGCGGATTCTCATCAACTACCAGGAGCGGCACGGCATCAAGACGCTGCGCGATGCGATCAACCGCTGGGCGCCACCGGGCGAGAACAACAGCAGCGCCTACGTGCAACACGTCTCCCGCCTAACCGGCTTCGACCCGGATGAGCCGCTGGACTTCCTGGATCGGGAGATCAACGTGGCGCTCGCCCGCGCGATCGTGCGCCACGAGAACGGGGAGCCGACCGTCTACGGGCGCAGGGAGTGGTATCCGTCCGACGTCTTCGAGCGCGCTGCAGTGATGGCCGGCTTCGAGCCTGTTGCCAAGCCGCTTGCCAAGTCGCGCACCGTCGCAGGGGCGGTGATCGCTGCGGCCGGGGCTACCGCTGGTGTCGCCGTCGGCGTGCCGGATATGCCCGCCGGGCTGCCGGTTACCCCCGAAGACGTGGCTGTCGTTGCAGGCGCACTGACCCCGCTCTTTGGGGTGTCGCTGCTCCAGTACCTGTCGCCGATCGCCACCTTGGCAGGCATCGCCCTGACGGTCTACGCGCGCTGGGACGATGCTCGTAGGAAGCTGCGGTAAGGAGAAACACACATGCCAACAAGACGTAATGACTACGGAATCAATACGGAGTTCGAGCGGGATACACTGCGCATCGGGGAGATCATCCTGGGCGATGGGAGCCGTCAACTTGTGACGGCTGTAACGGGCCCGGGTGGGGTGGTTAGAATTTCTGACCCGGTAATCGAGCAGGAGATTGTGCGGCTTGGCGGCGCAGAGCCGTATGAGCACTATTTCTGCCACTGCTTCGCGGGCAATCACTGGTCGGGCGATTCGAGGCTGCACGATGGGGCAGCCGGGAACCATTTTGTGCCGGGCGCTAATTTGCCGCTGGCGTCGCTCTGGGGCACTCCCGGAGTTGCGAGCACCCTGACGCCGGTAACGGGTGCTCTCAACAGCGTGTTGCGCGCCCCCGCGCTCAACTACGACTATATGGGCGGCGAGAAGTTGATCTTGTGGTGGTATGGGCAATGTGCGCCGCACGCATCGTTAGACAGATCATTCCTCGGGGATGGCAACTCAACGTCTATCCCTGGCGTGCGGATACGTTGCAAAGTGAATGGGAAATTTGACGTATCGATGGCTGACGCGACTGTCGCGCGGTTCTCGGCCGAGCATCCAAACGTGGTGTTTGATGGCACGCCGCACAGTTTGGCGTTTGCAATTGACGGGACGACAAAAACATACGCAATGTGGGCCGATGAGGTTTTGTATTCGACCGCCGCGCCAAATTACATGGATTTTGTGGGCAAGCAGGCTGTCGACCCCCGCACAACTGCCACATTTAACGTCGGCTCGGCTCGGCCCGATGGGCACACTGACGGTATCGCTGTACAGACGCGGGCGCTGGCGATAATGCGCTTGCCTGCAACAGCGACAATGCCAACGACCACGGCGCTAACTGCGCTGTTCACTCAGATGCGCGCCGCGCCGCACAAACTCATACGTAAAGGGGCGCTGTGATGCCAATTACTCTCGACGCTCCGTTGATCGATAGCATTCCAGCGATACCTGGGTTTGGGTTCGAGTCAAGCGGCATCGTGGGGTCGTCCGCGCAATACCAGGCCGGGGTGCCGGGGCGGATGGAAATCCAGGGCGGCGCGATGCGTGTGCATCTCGTAGAAGGGGAGTATGCCGCGAGCGGGATGCGCAGTGAGATGTTTTTCCCGCAGGAGCCAGCCGGCGAGCGTTGGCATGTTTGGGAGTTCCTGATTCGACGCGACGAGTGGATCGACGACCATCCGATCGCGGTAATGCAGATACACGACAGCCCAAATAAATCATCCCCGGAGTATTTGCCGCGATACCCAAATTTAGCTGTGTTTGTGCGGGATGGGGTGCTGATGCCGTTCGTACCCGCGACCACGCTGCCGACTCAGAGCACAACATCCCGGCGTGTCACTCAGCGGCCGTTCGAGTTCGATGTGTGGCATCGGATGTGCTTCCATGTCAACTGGCAAACCAACACCTCTGGATTCCGCGAGCTGTACTACGACGGGCAGGCCGTGTTCCGAGAGTGGGGAGTCCCGACAGCATATGACGACCCAGCCGGGCCGTACCTTAAATTAGGGCTCTACAATTTCACGGGGTTTGCTGGATTTCAGCATCGGACGGGGTATTTCCGCAACATCAGGCAGTGGTCGGGGAACGACGGCTATCAATCCGTCATGGGCACAACGCCGCGACCACCGCACCGCCTGCTGCAACTCTAACCCCCCACGCGCGGGGATCCAGAGATGCTGGCTCGCGCCCTACACTGACCGGGCCCACATCGAGAGCTCGGATGATAAAGCCCGCTGCACCAATTGGCCCCTTCGCCGGTATGAACAACCGCCTCCCCGACCACGCGCTCGACATCGTCGAGCGTGGTCGGAAGGTTGGTGACTACCTGCGCAACGCGGTGAATGTGGATCTAACGGACGCAGGCACGCTGCAACGCCGTAAAGGTTCGACGCGTGTACATCCAGGGTCGGACTGCCACAGCTTGTGGTCGGAGGGCGGTCAGGCGTTTTTTGTCGACGGTGGCGCGATCAAAGCGCTGCCATCAGGCAACACCGTGCGGTCTGGCCTGGCGTACGGCAGGCCCGTGTCGTGGTGCCGCTTGCCGGACGACAGGGTGGCCTGGTCGAACGGCGCGGAGCTCGGCGTCATCGAACGGGGCGTGAGCGCAGCGCCGCCGGTCACGCCGAATCCGGCACCGACGGTCACGACCTCTGCCGGAGGCTCGCTTCGTGCAGGCAGCTACCAGATTGCGATCACGGCGTTGGACACGGAAGGGCGTGAGTCCGGCGCTACTTGGCCCGTGCAGGTTCAGGCGCCCGAGAACGGTCGAATCGAGGTGTCGGGTCTTCCAGGTACGCCGGTGAACATCTACATGTCTCCGCTCAACGGCGACACGCTGTATCACGCGATAACGACCAGTGCCTCGACCTTCGTGTTTCCGCTGATACCCGCACTGGGTCGTCAGCTCGACACGATCGGCCTCATGCCGCTGCCGCCCGGAAGGATCGTGCGGTATTACAACGGGCGCCTGCTGACTGCAGACGCGAATCAGCTCTGTTACTCCGAGCCGTACGCACACTGGCTCTACAACCCGCTGCGCAACCGTATTCCGATTGAGGGCCTGACGCTGGTCGAACCCGTCGATGGGGGGTTGTACTTGGCGACCGCAGACCGGACGTGGTGGTTGTCGGGCGCCGATGTGGATCAGCCGGAGCGCCTGGTCGAGATCCTGCCCTATGGCGCGGTGTTCGGATCATCGACCCGGTCAGACAACAGCACAAGCGTCATGTGGTTCAGCGCGCGAGGCCTCGTAGTTGGAGGGGCTCAGGGGCAGGTGAAGAATCTTCAGGAGGACGCACTGGCGGTTCGTCCCGGGCAAAAAGGTGCAGCACTGCTGCGCGAAGAGGACGGGATGCGACACGTAATCTCGTCGGTGTTCGGCGCCGAAGATACGCGCGCCGCGGCAAGAAGTTTCATGGTGGCAGAGATCGTGCGAAAGG